AGTTCATAGTATAACCCACTGACTGGATTAAGTAGCCATAGCTTACCATTCGCATTCTTGGTGGTCTGTTCCTCTGCTATAGCTTTTAAACTCCAATTAATATCCCAATACGCTTTGTGTAATGCCTCACCTTCTTTTAGTGTAGCTTCTGCCCCTCTGGCTATAGTCTTTGCGCCTGCACCATACGTACTAGCATAGTTAGTAGTCTTACCTTTGTGCCTCTGTGCAGTTAGCATAGCCTCATCGAACTTACTAAAGTCTTTAGCTTTGTAAGCATCAGCCTGTTCTTGTGTTAAGAACTTAGCCCTCACTGCAATATCTAAATGCGGGTCAAACCCTTCTTTGTTCATCTCCTTTACGTAGTCGGGGTCAGCAGGCATCATGTAATGTTGCTTTGTCCTGTCCTCTAAACTGCTCATATCACTACCACATAACTCTCTACCCTCTCTTATAGTTAATAGGCTACGTATTTCACTACCATACGGCATACGTGGGCTAGGAATGTTCACACATACTGCGTGTTTAAACCTTAGCGTGTTCGTAAGACCTTGTATAGCAGCTATAACGTAACCATACTCGTCACAGTTCTTAATCAACCCTGACACCAATGCTACCCTGTGACCTAGCACCCCAAGCTCTTCCAGGTTCTTTAGCTCTGGGTGTTTCTCTACCATCCTAATAACAGAAGGGCATAACATATCACCTTTCTTTATCTGTGGTATCTTACGTTGCTTCTGTTTACCCTGTAAATCATAGCCATCTTCTACATACTTATATGTCTGTGGCTTCCACCCCAAACTAGACAACCAATCTTTAATCTGCACTGGTGAAGTAGCCTTTGGTTCTTTAAAACCATTAGGTATTTTGTGTTTAGCATAACTATTAAAGTTAATATCATGCTCTGCACACACCTTAGACCATCTTTTACCCGCTTCTGATAGTGTACCATCCTGTTTAAAGGGCTTCTGTGGGCGTGTAACGTTCTTAAATACCTGTACTGGTGGCATAGTAGCTTCAAGAGATTTAACAGCCTTAGATTGCTTCTCAGTAAGTTCTACTAATAAGCTGTTGGCTTTATCTACATCTAACTTCCACTTGTTCTGCTCTTGTAACATAGCACAGTGCATCTTAAAACTAAGGTAGTCTATTAGACTGTTGTAATCCTCTCCGTACAGTGCAACCAGGTGCTGCTCTTGTAGCTGCCATAGCCTAGTGTTAATCTTAACATCTTCACTACATCTATGTATGTACTCCTCTTCGCTTAAGTTATCCCAATCTTCTATCACTGGTTTAGGTATTCCAAAGTCCTCGCCCCAGTCTGCTAACCCGTGTTTGTTACGTTCAGCAAACAGATACCAACTCAATGCTAATGTGTCGATTAGTTTAGCTTTAATCTTAATACCTAATAACTTCTCTAGCACTGGTACATCATACCGAATAATGTTATGCCCGATAAGTACATCATCTTCTGTTAGATTAACAAAGAAGTCTTTTTGTACCTGCTTACCATTAGCCACCATACAATGTATCTTGTCTGGGTTTAAGCCATTTGCTTCAATGTCAAATACGTAATTCATTACAAAACCTTTATGCTTGTGCCAACTATCAAATCTACCTTTATAAGATAGGCTTTTTTGCTATGCCTGTCACCCTTACCTACGAATGAAACTAACCTAAGTTTACTATCTTTAATAAGTTTGTGTAACCTTTCTGGTGTCGTTACTATTATCTTATCACCTGTGTGGAACACCCACCTATAGGCTTTAGTTGTGGATAGGGCAGAAGGCTTGCCGTTAAACTCCACTTCTACTACGATGTTCCCAGTCTCTTGGGACTTAATGTCATACTTAACCTCGACACCCTGCTTTATACTAGGTATGTATAAGTCCCAGTCTTTGCAGTAGCCCTCCACCTTGTAAGCATCTGGGTACTTGTTTTTTATAATATCAAGTACCTCCAACTCTATCGCTTCTCCCTTCTTTAAGTCTCGTTGAAAACTCATAACGTCCCCCTATACCCAAACATCTTCCATACTTTTTTCTTTCGCGCCCTATATACCCAAACATCATACTTCTAAATACGTGATTGTCTTCTCATCGAAGTACACATCACAACTATAACTCTGTCCAAAATCTCTATCAAATAGCATATAAAACTCACTAATGTTATGCTTCTCTTCAGGACAATCAGGGCTTCTGTCCCTGCTTATACCATGACCATAATGCGCCCACTTCTCCATAGCTCTACTGCCTGTAAACTCATGACTTAATACTCTACCACCTTGCTCATGTGAACGTGAACCTTTAGGCTTAGGATTAACGTGACTATAACAAAATATAGTGATTGGATATTTCATTACTAAGTCTGCCATGTCTGTCATTATCTCGTTTAGTTTATCATTCGCTTCACTAGCTGTAAACATACTGACCAATGCAGTGAGTGGGTCTAGTATAAATATGTTAATACCATCTAGCAAGTGCATCTCTTCCATAGCTATTCTTATATCTTGCCAATCACGGCTTGCACTTCTATCATAGAACCTCACCTTACCTTGCATTGATAGTAACGTATGCTTTAGCATTTCAGGGTCATAGCTAACATCAGGTCTTGAATAGTCTATCCTGTCATGCTTCCCTGCTAACTTCTTAGCTGTCTTAGCTGGTGCGTTCTCAAGGTCAAACATACCTACGTTCTGACTCTCACTATAAACCAGATGTTCTACTAACTGGTGCTGGTGGTCTGTCTTACCAATCTTAGGTGCTGCTCCTACTATATGGATGGTGTTAGGTCTGATACCAAAACAAGCCCTTGTAACTGTAGCCCATGGAAAGCTGATACCCATCTTGGGCTGTTCAAGTGCCTTGTCGATAAAGTCCTCAATGTCTAAGACCTCACCTTGTCTGATAGGCTTACTATCCCACACTGCTGCTTGATATAACTCCTTTCCTCTGTCGGCTAACAGCATATCATTAGCATCTTTTAATGGTAGGCTTGCGACCTTAAACAATGGAAAAGATTTAATAATGTCCTTTGTGGCTTTGTTCCCAGCCTCATCATTATCTAAAACCAGGATAACCTCATTATACTTCTCTACAAAGTCCCTATTATTAACCATATCCTTCAAGGCGGATGACGCACCACGTGTTAGTGATACTACCGAAGGAAGGTATTGTTTGTACTTGCTGGGCGTGTTATCCGTAATAACTTGATACAATGCCATAGCATCGCACCTGCCTTCCGTAATGAACAGTTTATTACTACCGTTCTTACTAGCTAGGCTTTTACCCCATAGGTCAACAGCACCCTTTCTATCACCAACTGCTTTAAAATCCTTGGTTGCTACCTCTCTAACTTCATAACCTGTTACCTCTCCATTCTTAGTGTCTGGATAGTAATGATGGGTAATTGTCTTACCATCTACCTCACTCAATGCCACCCTAACATTATAAAGTTCTGCTATCTCTTGTCTTATACCCCTATCTGATAGTTCACGAAAGGGAAGTTTATCAAAATCTATACTCATCTTCTCAACCTTTTGTTTATTAGGTTTTATTCTAGTTACATTGTTAATAGGTGGGAAGTAAGTCTGACAAGCAAAGCAATAGCTATCACTTGGTTGATTGTCGTAATTATATACTTGGTTGCCATCCCCGCTTCCGCAATCAGGACAAGGGATTTTGTGGCTCAGTTGTCCCCTCTCTCTCTGTTCTTGGTTATTCATAATAATTAATTAATTCCTAATAATAATAATACAAATAAGAAAATTTATTTTATACTATTTTCCATAGTTTGTCAAATTTATTTCTTCGTACTCTATCTCCTCCCAGTAAAACTGATTCAAATAATTATCATCTTCGTAAACTGGTACATCTAATTCGTATAGTTCTTCCTGTAATTCCATAATTTATTTTCCCCTATTAACAGTAAACTTTTGCGGTCTGTTTTCTAGATACCATATCTCATCGAACAGTTCCCCTTTGATTGTTTGTAGCTGCATCACTGACATTGTATCAACTATATAATCATAACCCGACTCTTCCCTATCTAATACAATCAAAGCTCGGTCTATTTGTTCAATGATACGTAGTTTTTTGTTTCTAATTGTTTGTTTATTTATCATGTTTAAGCCCTCTGTGTGCCTTTCTAAGGCGTTGTTATACTACAACCTAAACTAACCTAACTTAACATTCAATAAGGCTGTAATAATAGGTTTGTACATTTTCCACCAATCCAAAGCTCCTCTGTCCATATCCTGAATAACATTGTCTGAAAAAGATAGCCAAGTCTCTATTGTGTGCCTTTCGCAACCTATTTGAATATCCTCTTTAGTTATGTTTATTAAATATTTTGTAGTTTGTATAGATTGAATCTCACTTCCGTTACCTATACAACCATTCAAATTAACATTACTTAAATTAGCATCAATTAAATTAGCATTTCTTAAATCAGCATCTTTTAAATCAGCGCGTTTACCTTTGGCGCTATCACTTAACCACAATTTATGTTGTTCTAATAACCCATTAAGTTCCTCACTGTTAAATGTTTTCATTTGTTTAACCCCTTATTAATCTCTGCAGCTAGTTTAATAATAGCTTGGTTCATATCGTAACACGCTTGCTTGTCATCACGTGTGTGTCTATCTTTATGCTGTAAGAACAATAAACGACGTTCAATCTCTCTCTTCTCTTTTCTAATCTGTTCTAATGTTTTCATTGTACTCTCTCCATTATGTATTTGTTAGGTATCATATCACAACTATAGTCTGTAACGCCATCTGTTACGATATAAGCGCACTCACCCGCTTGATTGAATGCAACCACTGGAAGTGTGAAGTAATCCACTAGCGCCCATAGTAGAGAGCCAATAGCTAGTGTTGTGATGATTGATATATAAATTGTTTTAATCATTTTATTTTATCCTTTTGTTTATTAAATTAGGTTACACTGCAAAGCATACCACAGTTGATATGCTTCACGCTATAGCCTGTTTTTTAGACGTGAACAACAAAGCCACTTGTGTCTTTCTTGGCTTTGCCTTTTGCATATAGTGCCGTAATTACGTTAACGCCATCTTTATGTCTGATATCGCTGTCGTCACCATCAACTACGGGCAAGCCGTTGAATGTTTTTGGTATTCTCTCTTTGTGGCTGAACACTACAGCAATGCGTTTCAATGCTTTATTCGCTTTCGCTTTCTTAATGTGCTTTTCGTACCCTTCAACACCACTATAAGAAAACGTAAGGTCGTAGTTTTCTGGAATGTTTTTGCGGTTCGGAATTTTTGTATAATCATAAAACTGGACACTTGGAAATGCATCGAATATGTTAGCGTACTCTTCACCTTTTCTGATTACGGGTACTTTTTCCCATAATATGTCACTTGTACCATTCAGCCTAATTAATGGCGTGGTGTCTGTTGCTTCCGCCTGGGCTGCTACCATTGCCACAGAATAAACCAAGTCCTTAATAAAGTTTTCCCTATCATCAAAAAAACGTATTGTCTTATTGATGCGCGCTTGCTGCACGTTAGACATCGCACCACGTCCTGCGGTGTAAAGACAAGCTTTCTCACAACCCGCCTCTTTTGCCATTGGACAAACGTTGCCGCGTCCAGCTTGGTTAGCCGGTGCAAGGTATAGAATGCCGGTGGTAAAGCCGTACTTATCGCCTTTGCTTGTTTTGGCGTCTTTGCCTACTGATAATATGTTTTTTGGTTTATAGTTAGTCATTTTATTTATCCTAGTTTATTTGTATGAGTTAAGTATACACGCCTGATATAATAAGTGTTAGCTATTATGCAAATCGTTGTACCATTTTAAATGCAAGCATATAGCGTCAAGCCTATCACCATCGTTATAGTATCCAAGCTCTCTAACGTAAAAGCTGTTAACGTCACCCGCTTGCATTGCTTCAATCAGAGTCGTAATGCCCGTAAGTTTATCCTCAATTGAGTATGTAGTAATCATATTATTATCCTGTTGTTCGTTAGTAAGTTATTTAAATATTCGCAAATCTCGTTTGCTTGTCGACCACTATACACACTAAGACACAGATTAGAACACCAATAACACCATTAATTTTAGATTGTCAATGTTATCAATAACTTAGATAGCAAATTAATTATTGACATACCATAAGACACCCAAATCAGCGGCAAGTTTTAGCCCAATCAGATAGCTTAGCAAGTTAGTCAGAGAGCACCATCCCCAACACTCACTGTCAAACATTCTCAGTAAGGTATGCAAGTATCATGCCAAGTATATAGAGTAGAATAGTATGCAAGGATTGTGCCATAAATAATTGGCATGGAAGTTGCATAGGAAGGGAGGGGGGGGCTGTATGGTGTAGCTCTAGCATATAGTACCACCCCAAATACAAAAAAAGGTGAAATTGAAAAAAGGGGGGATTTTTGCATATCTATCTATAAAAAACTAGCCGAGGGGAATAATACCGTAAGATATTGATATATAAATCTATTTACGTATAATTAAATATTATAAGAAAAGGAAGAAATAA